GAATCACCGCAACCAGCAAGGCCGGTGCGCTTGCCATCAATGACTGCGCCGTAAGGCCCCGTGATCCGCGCAATGTTTTGAAAGTTCATCTAGCTCTCCTGTCGCCTGTTGGTGGCGTGGAATTAATGTATTCGCGCCCCAAAGAAAAAGCATCAGGACAAACCCTAGCGCCAGAAAGTATTACAGGGTTTTCCACAGTAGCCAACCCACAAACACGCGGCTATTCTTGGCGACATGAACACCCAAACCGAAGCCGAACGCGATGCGGCGCAAGTCATCGCAAACAGCGTTAGAAGCACTGCGCTGGCCTACTCTGCCGGGTACGCGCCCGACGATGGCGATGCCGCTGCTGGTGCGCTGTGCGCCGTGGTAGCTGAGACATTGCTCGGCGATGATTACGTCATTGTGCCGCGCTATGTGCTGGCTGAGCTGCGTAAAAACGTGGGGGAGTTGCCAGCTTGAACGCCTTCAACACCACCGGCCCCAGCATCTTTGCAAACGACCGCGCATTTACAGCGCAGGGCGACAAAGGCCGCAGCCTGAGCCAATCCGCTACAGCTCGTTATGCAGGTCTGACCAACCCCCGCAACAACATGCGCAAGGGCGGCATATCGCTACCCGCTGACCCGCAGGCTTGCAGCGACAAGACGGCAAAGATTATTGGCAAGGCGCTAGGTGCGCCAAGGAACGCAAAATGAACGATTACGACGCATTTGTAGCAAGCAAGCGCCGCGCAGAAGTTGCCACCGGCCACAAGCCCGGCGACCTGAACGAGCATCTGTTCGACTTTCAACACGCGATTGTCGAATGGGCTATTCGCCGTGGCCGCGCTGCCATCTTTGCAGATACCGGCCTGGGCAAGACCCTGATGCAGCTTTCATGGGCTGACGAAGTGGCAAGCAAAACGGGCGGCACGGTGCTGGTACTGGCTCCGCTGGCCGTGTCTGAGCAGACCATAGAGCAGGGCCGCACATTCGGTATTGAGGTATCCCGCGTGCCCCAAGGCGGCACACCCACCGGCCCCGGCGTTTGGATTACCAACTACGAGCGCATGGACGCCATCGACTTCACCGAGCTGCATGGCCTGGTGCTGGACGAATCATCCATCCTGAAAGCGCATGACGGCAAGACTCGCCAGCGCATCATCGACGCGGCGCAGGGCGTGCCCTATCGCCTGTCATGCACGGCCACGCCATCGCCAAACGACTTCGAGGAATTGGGCAACCAGTGCGAGTTCCTGGGCGTCATGAGCCGCACTGAAATGCTGGCGACGTACTTTGTGAACGACACGGGCGACACGGGTACATGGCGGCTCAAGGGCTGGGGTGCATCGAAGTTTTGGGAGTGGATGGGCACATGGTCTGTGGTGCTGCGCAACCCGCAAGACCTGGGGTTCAACGGCGCCCGCTACGACCTCCCCCCGCTGACGTATCACGAGCATGTGGTGGAAACCGAGCAGCTTGGCGACGAGTTGTTTGCACGGCCTGCTATGGGCCTTGCCGAGCGACGCAAGGCACAGCGTGACAGCGTAGAGGCCCGCTGCAAGGCATTGGCCGATGTGGTCAACGCAGAGCCCGGTGAGCCGTGGCTGATCTGGTGCCACTTGAACGACGAGGCCGAGCGCATCACGCAACTGATACCGGGCGCTGTGAACGTGCAGGGCTCCGACTCGCCGGAATCGAAGTCAAAGAACCTGCTGGGCTTTGCGCACGGGGAAATCCGCGTGCTGGTCAGCAAACCCAAGATCGCCGGGTTTGGCATGAACTGGCAGCACTGCGCCCGCATGGCGTTTGTTGGGCTGGATGACTCATTCGAGAAGTTCTACCAAGCCGTGCGCCGCTGCTATCGCTTCGGCCAAAAGCGCGAGGTTCAGGTGCATCTGTTCACCGCAGAAAACGAGGGCCAGATCCTGGCCAACCTCAAGCGCAAGGAAGTGCAACACCACGACATGAGCGCAAACATGATTGAACACATGAAGGAAATTATGAATCACGAACTGACCGGACAAACCAACGTAGTTGACGCCTACCGTGAAGATACCCACACGGGCGACGGCTACACCGTACACCTGGGCGACTGCGTGAAGTGGGCGCGGCGCATGGCTGACAACAGCATCGACTACAGCGTGTTTTCCCCGCCGTTCGCTGACCTGTTTGTGTACAGCAACAGCGACCACGATATGGGCAATTGCAAGGACGATGCCGAGTTTGTCGCGCAGTTGAAATTCCTGATTGCTGAGCTGTTCCGCGTCATCAAGCCGGGCCGCAACGTGTCATTCCACTGCATGAACCTGCCCACGACCAAGATGCGCCAAGGCTTCATTGGCCTGCGCGACTTCCGGGGCGCGCTTATCAAGGCGTTCGAGCAGGCCGGGTTTATCTATCACTCCGAAGTGTGCATCTGGAAAGACCCGGTAGTGGCAATGCAGCGCACCAAGGCGCTGGGCCTGCTGCACAAGACCATCCGCGAGAACAGCACGATGAGCCGCATGGGCCTGCCTGATTACGTGGTGACGATGCGCAAGCCCGGCGAATGCGAAACCCGCGTTACCCATGGCGACGACCTGCCCGTGATGATGTGGCAGAAGTACGCCAGCCCGATCTGGACCGACATCAACCAGGGCCGCACGCTGAACAAGCTGCCTGCGCGGGACGAGAACGACGAAAAGCATATGTGTCCGTTGCAGCTCGACGTGATTGAGCGCTGCATTCACCTGTGGACAAACAAGGGTGATCTGGTGTTTTCGCCGTTCACCGGCATTGGCTCCGAGGGCTACAGCGCAGTGAAGATGGGCCGCAGGTTTGTCGGCACTGAACTCAAGCCGCAGTACTACGAGCTGGCCTGCATGAATATCGAGGACGCGCTGAAAGAGCAGGCGGGGCTGTTTGCGGAGGCCGCATGAACATCGTCCTAACAGAACTCTACCCCCTGAACCGTGGCAAGCCAGCCCGCGCAAGGCGTAGCGACAGCAGCACGTCCCACGACGCCGCCAAGCGCGCAGAGGCCGACACGGCTACCGCATGGCAGCGCACCAGCATAAAAGCCGCTGTAAGCGTCCTAGACGGGGCTACAGCGCGTGAAATCGCCAGCTTCACCCGGATGGACTACATAACCGTTCAGCGCCGCCTGAGCGAGATTCCCGGCCTGTACAAAACCGACGACGAGCGCGGCGGGTGTAAAGTGTGGAGGTCTGTATGACGCGAACCCGATACAACCGCTCGCGCGACAACTTTGTTCAGCGCGATTGGGTGCCCGAGAAATCGGTGCAATCGTTTCTGACGTTGTTCAAATTCATTGAGTCGAAAACGGGTTCTCAAAGAGCTGCAGGCGAATATTGTGATATTCCAAACGGCACCATGACTTTGATTCGTCAAGGAAAGTGCCGGATGACGGCGTTGCAGGCCCGGCGCATTGCTGACGGCTACAAGCGAATCAAAAGCGTCTCAGTCTGACGCATGTATCCCCCACTATTTCCACATCAACCGCAAAAAGTGCTTGACAGGTGTAGCGTGATGGGCAAAATCGTAAGGGTCAAGCCTGGCAGCATGACAAATCGAAACCGCTTAGGCTTCGACTTTCCGGGGAGTAATCCCCTCGCTGCCAGGCGGAGAGTCGAAAACCTAAGCGGTTTTTTGCTTTCCGGGACGGTGTTTTGGTTTGCTTGCCCTTGGTTGGACTACTGCGGACTTGTCTATCCGTTTAGTAGCCGGGTTCGATTCCCGGTAGGGGCGCCAAACCAAAACACCGTCTCCCGTCAGGGCGCGGATTGACACAGCTAACGGGCCTGCATGGGCCGCACCCGAGAAACACCGGCACCTCTACACCCGAGGACACGCCGTCCGGCCTTTTCGTCAGGGACCGGGCAAGGATTGGGGCCAAGTGGTGATACATGCCCCTTTTCGAGTGAATGACGGCCTCAAGGGACTCTGGATGCTGCAAGGCATTGGGAGCGGGCAGATAGGCCAGATGCTTGGCTATCACCCTTGGGGAACCTATGGAGAAATGGAGTTATGAATGAGTTGGCTCTTTTCGCGGGCGCTGGTGGAGGAATACTCGGCGGCAAGTTGCTTGGATGGAGAACCGTCTGCGCAGTTGAGTGGGAGCCCTACCCCGCAAGCGTACTTGTCGCCCGTCAAAACGACGGAATCTTGGAGCCGTTTCCCGTCTGGAATGACGTGCAAACCTTTGACGGAAACCCGTGGCGCGGAATTGTTGACGTTGTATCTGGCGGGTTTCCATGCCAAGACATCAGCAGCGCCGGCAATGGTGCAGGAATTGACGGAGCCAGGTCTGGAATGTGGAAGCACATGGCACGCATCGTGGGTGAGGTACGACCGCGTTACGTCTTCGTGGAAAACAGCCCAATGCTCACTTCTCGGGGACTTGGAACCGTTCTCGGGGACTTGGCCGAACTGGGGTTTGATGCGAGATGGGGAGTGCTGGGAGCATCTGATCTTGGTCTGCCGCACCAAAGGCAGCGAATTTGGATTTTGGCCCACCCCATGCAAAACGGATGGAATGAAGGTGTGCTGTCCGACCACGATGAACCGGAAGGAGTCAACCGGCACAAGGCCAAGCGGCGTAAAGATTGGTTCAAGCCTGATGTGGTTTCGCAAATCGGTAGAACGCTGGAGCAAGGCTGGATGGCTTTGCCCGACGCTGCACGAGCTTTTAATGGCATGGCCTCTGTCGTGGACAGACTTGCGGCCATTGGAAACGGACAGGTTCCAGCAGTGGCGGCAGCAGCATGGCGTTTGCTTGGAGGCCCTTTGAAATGACAGCTCTACCCTCCTACATAGACCCCATGATCTGGTCAGCATTCGTAGAACAGCGCAAGGCCATGAAAGTGCCATTTACGCCGCAGGCTCAAAAGCTGGTCGTTATGAAGCTGATGAAGTTTCACGCTGACGGCTACGACGCCAATGCAGCACTTGAGAAAGCCGCGATTTACGGCTATCGCTCAGTGTTTGTTGACGACACATTGAAGCTCAGGAAAGACGTGAAAGACCCCGCACTTGCCAAGCTGGACGAGGACTCCAAGCGCGCCGCCCCTCCCCCGGCTGAGATACGGGAAAAGATGGCGCAGTTGAAACTTTTGGTTAAAGGGGCGCATTGATGGGCATGGAGAACTTTAAACCCACGCGCGAGGTGTGGCTGTGGCTCATGCAATCCGGTGGCCGGTATACGGCGCAAGAGGTGGCAGAGCAATTCGGCTGGGACTACAACTACGCTATACGGCGGCTGTTCACGATGCACCAGGGCAACCTGATAGAGAAATTCCCGCCTGAGACTGGCCGACGCCAGCGTTACGGCGTCACGGGGCTTTGTAATGTGCCGCAGGGCTTGCGCGTGGCTGAGGTGCAAGTATGAACTGGCCCGCAACCTACGCCGCAACCCTTGCGCACTACCGCAAGCTGTACGCCATTGACGGCTGGAAAGCACACGCTCTGCACCAAGTCAATCTGATGGCAAAGGCAAACCCGGACC